AGGTATCCTCGACCATAGTCTTAAGAGCGGCCATAGCTTCAGGATCGACAGTCAATCGCGCAGGATCATTTTCACCTAGTTCCTCACGGCGTTCTAGTTCTGCCATAAGGTTTTCAGCATGACCATCTGCTCCATCAGCAACAGCTCTACGGATCGATGCGTCGTAGATTGCGGCAACTTGGTTCTGAACATAAGCTGCTGCTCTTTCGGGACTATGACCTTCGCGTCTTGAAATTTCAGCTGCTTGCTGTCGGATCAAAGTTTCAGAGCGTTGAAGCGCTTCAGGACTAGTGTATCTGGAAGCAGCTGATGCTACCTCCTGAGCCATCGATGTTTGAAGCAGTTCAATATTGTACTCATTCATTTGAGTACGTTCATGGTTTGCAATAGTGCCGGCTTCGGCGTTAAATCTTGCGTTTAACCAACGATCTACAGCAATCCTTGCTTCGTCAGACATTTCTCCTGAAGCATACTCTTCACGCCAGGATTGGAAGTCTTGCTGGGCTTGAGCAAAAGCCCCACGCGTATTTCCGCCTTGTCGAGAATACAATCCGTTTTCAGGGTCAAGCAGGTATTGCTGTTCCCATTGACCATATGCTGTTTGGATCTCAAGAAGAGAAGCATCATCCTCTTCCCGTTTAATCTCTTCAGCGATAGTGGTCAAAGCCCCTGCAGCAGATCCAATAGATCGTCCGGCAGCCTGTAAGGCTCGAGCTTGTCCACCAAAGTCAGGAACACTGAAGCTTTGGTTTGGCGTATTGACTTCCTGTTGAAGCCCAACGCTACCAACCTGAGGCGCTCCTGAAAATCCAGGTGTTGGAATTCTAGCCATAGTTAAAATCCTGACGGGCTATTAAGGCCGTAACGACGACCCACGCTTGTTCCTGCTAGTGGATTTCTATAGGAACTTCCAGATGAACTTGTCGACCCCGAAAACATTCCGGAGCTATACGCGGCTCCAGCTGTTCTAGCAGCTCCCTCAAGAAGGGTAGAACCTGCTGCAAATAACGGGCTTTCAGCATCAGCCCTTGCTTGAAACAGTCCAGCTTGAGACTCAGCGTTCATAGCAGCAACGTCTAGATTTCGTGCCCGTAAGGATGTTTCGTCTCGCATGCGAAGGATATCAAGCTCGCCTGCTTCAGCCAAATCTGCTGTTAATAGGACATTAGTCTCGTCGTCATCCCCATCAACAAGGAAACCATTGGCAGCAGCTGCAGATCTAGCAGAGCTAATAGTCTGAGCTATTCTTTGACGATGATCCTGCTCAGCAATCTTGGATCGTTCTAGAAGAGCAGCTTTATCCTGTTGAGCAATTGTTGCGTTGTTGCGAGCAACTTGTGCCTGATATTCAGCTTGAGCCTTTGCAGCCTTAGACTGCTGGTAAGCTCCAAGTGCTCCTATTGCGGTTCCGGCAACGCTTGTTGCAATGCTGATTGCAGCAACGGTAGAACTGGCAAGTGCCATCACACAGACTCCTTAAACATAAGGGTGCCGGCTCTTTCATACCCTCGTTTTGAGAGCATTCGATCCACCACATCGTTGTTAACCCCTGCAGAAATTTCAATCATAGACATATCTGCAGAAATTTCCTTGAACCAGTTATCCCAGGCGTTCAGCAAAATCAAAGCTGCCCGAGATCCTCGAGCACTTTTGTCAACATAAAAGAACAGGTCTTTTGCGACATTATACTCTATAAAAGGATGAGTTGTAACTTCGGCAATGAAGGCTCCTACAAGCTTATCCTCTGAATTGAAAGCCCCATACGTCAAGACTTCAGGATCAACAATCAGTTTTGCAAGGATATAAAGACCTCTTTCAATTGCAGGAGGATAATGAGAAACTTGACTTTCCTCATGCATAGCAAGAAGAAGAATTCCCACGTTCTCTAGATCATCAAGTGTTAGATCGCGACCTTGCATCAATTGCCCCCAACAACTGCATCAGGTATCAATGCCAATATAGTCGAAGGCAATGGATCTTCTTGACGCAAAACATAAGTTCCATCTTTATTCCAATCTGGTGGAAGAGTAAAGTCTTTCACGCCGCTGAACATTTCTGGCGGTTGACCCCAAAGAGCAGGTGATGAGAAGTTCACTTCTCTCAAACGAGATCGAACTACGCCGGCTTTCATCCCTATAGTCTTATCGAGGGTGACTGACATGCGGCTGATTTTCTTTGACTTGCCTTGGATACTTTCAGACCCTTGACCAGCATCCAGGCGGAGTGTCTCAATTTCAGATGTGTATCCTAATCCGACATGCACGCGAGATGCGGAATTTGCAAGAGTCAATGTTCCATTCGAGACTGTGCCAGAGATAACGTACCCGTTCGCAAGGCCTGTAACCGACTCCCCTTCAAGATGCCATAGGTTGGACACCGTACTAACAGCTTTCCGCACATTTCCACCGCTGTGGTAGGCTGCAAATCCTGTTCCATCAACGTTAGATCTGTTGTTTTGAAGTTCAAAGGTCGTTGCTGTGACATTTGCTACCGTATACCCTGTGCCGTTGATGTCTGTTGTGTCAAGCTTAAAGCCTTGCGTTTCAGAAGCATCGATGACGTTAATGCCCTCAATGTCAACTGTATCCCCGTTGCTAAAACCGTGAGAACTCGATGTCGTAACCACCAACGGATCAGCCAGAGTGTAACTTGAAATCGCAACAGGGCTGTCAATAGTAACCGACGAGTCCACAAATATTGCATCTTGAATATCTGTAAATTTACGATCGTCCATACGTTCGACATATTTAACAGTCCTTGAACCAATTGTTCTTTCAACCAAAACATAAAGCCTATCATCAGTCCCCTCCCTGACTGCTGCAACAGATTTGATTTTACCTTTTGTTGTATGTCTATGCCATGCGAACTTTTCTTGTTCGCGCAGGTATGTAAGGCCGAGCATGACCCCATCGTCACGCACCGCCCACACAATGGAATACGGTGCAATTGCAAATGTCCAATCTGTAATTTCGTTGAAGTCTAATAAGTGCCTAGCTAAAATTGAAATATCATTTCCAGAATAAGCATCATTAGCGAACTGATACCCAAGATCCCGGACAATTTGCCCGGGTTGCAAATAAAGGACTGTTTCCCCGGCCACAAGAGGGGGTACCGAAACTTTGTCTGATCCGTAATAGGTTTGAGGAACAACCTGAATATCAGCCGGCCGGATAATACCGTCAGGCCCTGTTACAGACCACTCAGCCCCTGACGTCATAACAATTAGATCCTTGATTGGAACAAGGCCTCGAATTTCATTAGCTTTTGTCGACGCAATTGTTGCTGTAATACTGTCGCCGTCGCGAGGAGGAGAGCTCACGGAAAAGTTTTTAAAATTACCAGTTTGACTTAAGAACAACGTTTGAGTACGGTTGTCTGTATTGGCAAACACTTTACGCTGCTTAAAGAAGCCGGAAACCGACGGGAAATTCCCTGTTCCTACAAAAGGGTTCCTAAATTTAGGCGGGGTGTCAGAAACATCAGGAGCAATATTATCATCAGTAAAGCTGTTTGTTTCTGAATTTCCAATAAAACCATAAAGGCCATTGTCTTCGCGATAAACAGCATAGCTTTCAGCATTAACAGCGGAGGTCCAGGAAATAGTGTTATCCCTGGTAGTATTGGAGTTTGTGACTTCAAAAAATTGCCTGTTTGAAGATCCGCCTGAACTATAAGCCGTATAACCTGTGCTGTCTATATCTGCTGATGTGGTGTCTTGAAGTTCAAAAGTGTTTGTAGCAGAATTAGATACAAGGTAAACCTTGTTGTTGATCTCGGTCATACCAACTACGCCCTGGATATAAATTTCATCTCCATCAGTGTAAGGGTGTCCGGTGATTGTCACAACAGCGGGATCGGCTTGTGTAATGTTACTGATTGTTTCAGTTGTGGTGTGTAAACCTCTAAGGCTTTCTTCAGATGTTTCTCTGTTAATTGCAGTAACCACATACCGATCTGTTTCAGAACCTGTAGAATTTACAGTAACACTAACCCCTGTTGGAAATACCTGTTCGGGTTGAAATGTTATTTCTGTTAAAGTCCAGGCGTCGTTTGCGGTTCTTGTTAAATCTCTTGGAGCATATGAAGGATGACAAATGGTCATCACATCTGCCGACTGAACAAAAGATAACTCATTCAAATCAGCTTCAAGATAAGGTGTAGAAATTTCATAAGGAATATTGGCAGACCCACCAGATACGTAAGAGGTGTACGCTGAACCATCGATGTTGGTTCCACCCATATCTTGAAGTTCAAAGGTATTAGCAGCAACGTTATTGACCTTGAATTGTCGATTATTCAATTCAGTCATGCCTACAACACTTGTTATAAACACCTCATCCCCGTTTGAAAGACCGTGAGATGTTGAGGTTATAACAACAGGATCTGCAGAAGTGGCTGCAGTTATTGTTTTGCTTCCTGTGCTTTCAAGAACCAATCCACCTCCAGTATGAAAGCGGATATATTGGTCTCCTATTTCCAACACATATGTTTGAGTTGTGTTGAATTCAAATTCATGGAGATTAACAGTCTTTGAACTGTCCTTGACCTCAGCTACAAATTGCAAACCTGCCCGGTTCAAAACACCGCCTTGTGCCCGAACAAAGTAATTTTCACACTTTGAAAGAGACTCACGATATCTAGAAATATCAACCCTTGCACCAATTGCGGGGGAAACCTCACCACCGCTCAGATCTGATTGAATAACCTTAACCATGATTTAGATCCTTGCTGTAATCCAACTTGCCTCAGGAGGCTCTTCGGTTCGTCCCTCGTTAGCATCTGTGGCTCCGGCCTGCAAAATCAGTCCTTCTGCTTCTTGCATTAGCAATCGTTTGATACCACCGTCGCCTGTTAAAGGCATTGCAACCCTTGAAGCAAGCATGAACGAAAACGCCATAGTAAACTCACTATCAAACCGTGTGGGATCTGAAATATCAGCTGTGTATCTAAACTCAGCGTTGTCCTCGTCCGTCAAAATAACTTTAGTATCATCGGAAAGAAGACCAATCTCAAAATCTAGTGTAGGAAGGTTTCGTCCTAATGGGTTAACAATTTCAATAATACGCAACGCATCGGACGGATAGGCATAAGCATTATCCCAATTCCCTGGAACAGTCACACTCAAAGTTGCAGGACTTGCAAACTTGGTTGCGAAGTTCCAGGGATGGCGGCGCATGACCTCTTTGCGAACGTCTTCATACACAAGATTAATTTGCTCTGCCTCAACACTTGCTTCAGACAAATCGGAAATATCATAACGATCGCCGATATGTTGAAGAGCAAGCTTACCAATCTGAGTTTGAGACGTCATTGATCAAATCCTTACAGATCTTGAGCAGCTTGGGCTGCTGATTGGGGCCGACGAGACGTCGACATTTTTGTCTTAGAAGCTTTTGGTTTAGAACCAGGAGATTTTTTAGCCTTTGTGATCCCTGATGTAATCAAACCATCGTAGTTTTTGGTTCTGACGTTATCCATCTCACCAATTTCAGAAGTACTAGAAATCACTTCAACCCCGGAACGCTTATGATTGAAGTCGTCGGGAACGTCTGTATAGACAGTGTCTTTTTCAAAATAGCCGTATTCGTTAGAATAAGCCGGCTCGTGGAAACGAAGTGTTTTAGGCATAGGTTTCTCCTCCGGAAGATGGATCGGGAGAGAGCCGAATGACTCTCTCCCTCACCGCGTTATGCTGTCTTAGTTGACAGCGTCAGGTAGTGCGACCCAATTTTTTGGATCCTTCGTCAGGAACGCATTGATCGTCCCTGCCGTCGTCGTTGTGGTGGCCGTGGTGACAAGAACACCTAGATAGCGCTCATAGGCAACACCGGCACCGGTTGGCAACGCACCAACATAGATAACACCACCAGCGTCAAGCGCGGCGGCATTTGCATCATCGCCGTCGGTCACATACGTCGGAGTCAGGACGTGTGTGGAAGCAGTCCCGTCAACCGCGATTGCTGCGGCTGCATCAGAGGCGAGTTGAAACTGGATAGTACCAGCCGAGCCGCCTGTGATGATCGATGTTGAACCGGTCTGAATGACCAGATACATAGGTTCACCGCTGCCAAGGTCTTGTGGTTGTGAACCAAGGTCGATAACGTCACCGACAAGGGCGGTTCCTGCGGTTGCCGAAACATCAACATTATCGCAGAATTCAAGTAGTTCGTCGAGAATAGCCATTGATCAGTTCTCCTTAGTTCAGGCTGTCTTCGTTGACGCGAAGTGCGTCAACACGACGGATGGGAATACCACCCCAGCTGGTCTGCATCGTACCACCGACCATTTCTGTGGTCAAGGTAGAATTAGAAACAGCAGCGGCAGTTTGGCGACGCAGGAAGGACAAGATCTGCTTGTCCATATACCATGCGCAACGGCCCATGCTTGGGTTCGGAATTTCCGTCCAGGCCTGGAACATCAGATCGTTCAGATCAGGACCGGTTGCCGCATCTGCCGTAAGCAGGGAACGGTCAATCGAGTGGATCCGAACAGCATAACGCCAATCACGAACAGTCATACCAACATCCCAACGGTAATGGGTGCGGTATACCTGACGCAATCCAGTGGTTCCACCGACCGTGTCTTGGTCAGTGACTTCACCAAGGTCACGGGTCTGAAGGCCGGCTTTCGAACCTTTAGGAATAATCCCATGACAGGTGTTAGGAGACCAGCAAACCAACCAGATCGATGCACAATCGGTTTGGCCATTAGCCGCACCACCATCGATCATATTGTCCCCGTTTTCAGCCGTTGTGTCAGCATAACGAGGAGCAAGGCCGGTAAATTCTTCAGGTGCCGACGACTCGTCGCCATAGAAGATTTTCGTGGCCAAGGTTTGGTTCATGCCCTCAATGTGAGGACGATCTTCCTGAAGGCGGAAAGCAGCCGGGTTACCGGCCATTTCAACCAAGGCTTTGTCGACAGCGGAGTAGTCTTCCATCATCGCGGTATTGTCCGTGATTTGGGTCGAACGACTCTTGGTCGGTTGAACGAAACCGTACATTTTACGGAACGTCGGGCTGGGCAGACCTGTACGAATAGACGAACGGTGACCAGTCGTGAGGTTGCCCTCAAGCCAGGTCATGTCAGCCAAGATTTCGTTGGTCTGGTTCAAGATTTCAACAACATCAGCGATGCTGCCATCAGGGTCAGTGACCTTCGCAAGATCAGCGAGGGTCGGATTATTAACGCCAAGCGTGGCCATAATAGGCTCCTTTCAAATTAGCTGGCTTCTTTAAACATGGTCGGGTACATCCGCTTAAGAACATCTTGATCGTTCTTTTCGCTTCCGTCTCCTTCGATGAGCCGATCCTCACCAATGGACCGACCAACTCGGTACATAAAACGGATAAGTTCTGGGTGGTTACCTAAACCAAGACCGTCTGGATTTTCAGCAGATGGTGCAGAAATTAATTTCCGCAGTTCATCAGAACCAAAGGCATCAATTGCTGATTTAGCAATGCCTAAGTTTTCTTTAAGACTTTCACCGCCTAATTCCTTATCGGTCCTGGTGGCTTCTGCCCAAGACTCAACACGTTCAGCATACTGTGTGGCTGATGCCTCAATGGCAGCTTGACCACGTTGAATGTCGTATTCAACAAGCTTTTGGTATTGATCTTGTGAAAGACCCATTTCCTTAGCTGTTTCACCGAACGCATCCAATTTGCTTTGGACTTCCTCGCTGATTTCGAAGTCCTCGGGCGCTTCAAACTCGTACTTTTCAGGTACTTCACTTTTAGCGTCCGACCCTTTACCCTCGTCATCTGACAGCAGGATTTCGGTCTTTTTGCCGCCATCAGACTCAGAAGCATTTTGCTCATCAGTCTTGGCGTCGACATCTTTTTGTTCCTGTTGGTTTTTTTGAACCTCAGGATCAGAACCTGACTCTACCACGGTTTTGGTGTCGTCGTTCACATTTTTTTCGTCACTCATAATATTCTCCTCCTATGAAAGTTCACGCCAACCGATACCTGCGAGAAAATCAGCGTTGGCCGTGATTGGTCTAATGCACAGATAAATCTCATCTACTGTGCCGTCGATGGCTGCACCAAGTCGCAGCGCGTTGCGAAGCGATGCGCTTTCCGAACTGTTTGCCGAACCGTACCCACCAGCCATAGATTGCCCAGTAGCACTTACCGTGTCGGGTGTTGTTGCATCGTTAACATAAACCTCACACGCACTGTTTGGTCTGGCAGTCCACGTTCCGTTTGTTCCCGTAATGGTTGGGTTGAAGGCTATGACCCACTCGAAATCATCATTTGTCAGGGCGTTGATTGATTGATAGTCGATGTCAACACTTTCGCCGATGGCGTCGGCCTTTAGACGTAAACCCATTATTGGGTATAGTTGCCCAACGCTGTTAAAATTACGCAGCGTCCCATCTGTTGACGCATAGTGGAGTTGCCCGGTCGGCTGCAACCCACCCTCACTGATGACGGTTGAGCATATTTGCTCCACACTTGCAGCGCTTCCCGTACCGTCATTTTCAATTTCAAACCGCAACGGTAGGTTTGGCGTTGACATATAGACGCCAGCAGCGCGATTTGCGTGATGTTGCTCGTGCGCGAGGACAAAGACCTCATCAACAACAATGAAGTATCGGACTGTGCCGACGCCGAGCCACTCAAAGTCTATACCAAGAATTTGAGATTTGGTCGGGTCAAGCGTCACGCCGCTCGGACCTGACCCGTCTAGTTTGTCGTTGCTCCACTCACTCTGCGGCACCCTAGTTGTGACCGCGCTTCCTGTCGTACTAGACCTAACACAGGCATAGATGGTGCCGTTGTCGTATTCCCAGAACAGCCCGTTGTTATCATCAAACATTCCAACCGCCGCCTGCACCCCCGTGCCGAGGACGCCAGCAAGGTTTGCTGTCTGCAATATGAGTTGCGACTTGCCCGGTTCATAGTTAAACCGTTGGAAAGTCTGACGCACACGCTTACCGGCAGTGCTATCAGTGACAGACATCACTGAGGACGCGCGGGCCGAACTATGGACAGAGGATGTCCCAGACCCACTCACCTCTTGATCGTCCCAGAACAGCGGAAGATTGCTAAATAGTTGCTTACTGTTGAACAGTGTTGTTGGTGTTGATGTGCGCTGCCGCCCGAAAGCGTCAGTAGCTAGTTTATTACCAAAGGCGATAGGGAAGGGTGTGTTGGCGCTGACGTTGACGAAGTCGCCGTTGGCCTGCTCATACAGAACACCAGCAGCATAGCGATTGAGATTGAATGGTCCTAGCTGAGGATTGTCAGGCTGACCTTGACCTGCCAGGAAACGATAAGTTGGATTACTCATCAGCCTCACCCTCCTTGACCATAGTCAAATAGGCTGACATGTCCCGATCTTTAATTTTGTTGATGATATCTTGGCCAATCATCCTTGCACCTTCATTGAAAGCGGTGCTTTCAGGATCACCCGGAACATGGCTTCGAAGATTTATATGACATGTGTCAAAGATAAGCGTATACAACCAGCGCCGCCCACGCTCATGTTTTAGGATATAATCCAGGTCTCTCTCACGATCCTCTTGCCAATCTTCGGCTTTCTGGATCTGAGTTAAGTCTGAACTATTACGGACGACGTGGTCGTTCACTTACCTTTACCACCCTTACCTGGTTTCTTTTTTCCGTATCCCATTATTATGCTCCTAGTAGTTGTGTTAAAGCGTTAGGGTTTTGAGTGTCTGTCTCAGACAGAAGTTTAGCAGCCTGTGCTCCTTGAGAAGCCATACCCATTTGCTGTTCGGCTTGAGCTGCTTGTTGCTCAGCAGCAATCATTTGATCAACATCTTTTTTGGATCTCAAGACCGATGGGCTGTTACCAACAATCTCACTATACTGTCGCAAGGCTTCATCTTCATTAATCATCTTTGGAACACGTGGGAAGACGGCTGCCAAGTTACCTGCAAACCCAAGGGTCCGTTCAATCGCACTGGCCGTTGTAGCCTGCTGGGCCTTGGCGAGTAAGGATACATACTCAATCTTCAACTCTTGTCCTTGAAGTGACTCGGGAGGTGGCGGGAGGAGATCACCTTCCAAAGCAAATTCAAAAACATCTTCGAGCATCGGATCCAACAACTCAGTATTGAGCCGTTGCAGCACCGGGCCCAGCAGCATTAGCTTCTCTTCATGACGCTCAACAACCTCTGTCGCAGTAATTTGACGCCGGTCGGAGTTAATCATCATTGCAAAGAGATCAGCATAAAACCCACGTTGAATACGGTTTTGAACCTCTTGTATATCCATCATCATCTCTTGGATACGAGGCTGAACCTGATAAGCAGGTGCAAAGCCTTGACCACCTTGAGAAGGATCCACGTAAGTGTTTGCTCCAGGAAGTACAGAAGTTGGCTTACCCCGAAGCTGTACACTAGCAACCATAGGCGGGTTGACCATCTTATCAATGGCCTGAGCTTTCCGCTTTTGTTGCTGTTGAAGCTGCTTAATATCAGGTAATGTTTCCATTCCTGGAGACTGTCCGTAGATATCACCCGGTCGAACATCCCACCTCGGGCAGTAGATGGGCAGACGATTAAACCCACCTTCAAACAGAAGGTCATTACCTTCTCCACCGTACTCAAAATAAACAGACTTAAAAGGCATACTCATCTGATCCTTACGACTCAGATCACGGTCCGCAATATCTCGAGGTTGTATCATATGGATGATAGGGATCAAGCTATCATAGTCCTGTTGATCCCAAAGGCGCCGTGTTGTACGGCTTACACCGGTCCAATCCATAGAGCCGTCAGGTTGCATTACAAACTTCCTAACAACCTGGGCAACTGTCATTGTAAAATAACGTCCAACGGTATCTACTACACCTTGATCATTTTCAGCAATGACATATTCGCCTGCTGTAAATGGTCTGAAGCGGATAACACTGTTAAAATTCCGCTGTCTGTACATTGGGGCTGTGCCAAATGCACCTAACTCCTCATAGACAGTAAACATGGAATTGTAGAAGTTTGATTTGTGAAGGATGGCCCGAACAGTATGTTCAGCTTTTGCCAACCAGGATTTCTCTTCGTGGCTGTCACCGATATCAGGATCTTCAAGAGCAAAACGAAACCACGGCCTAGAAGGGCTAGTCATTCCTGACATCATACCCGCAGCAAGGGTTCTCAATGCTTGAGTACCTGTACTATCGATGATTTTACCCATCCGCTTACGGCCGCGACTGTTCTGGTTCTCAATGAGATACTTACCACGCCGAGGAATGGTATAATCACTAATCTCTTGCCAGTGAGACCAGAAGCTTGATCTGTCATTTTC